CATCATGGCCTTCTTCGTGCGCTTCATGACCTCCTGCGGCGGCACTTCGATGAGCACCAGTTCCTTCTCTTCCTCGTTTCGCACGAGGTCAAAGTTGTACTTGAAGAACTCCACAAAGCGCTCGCTCTGCAGTAACTGCTCAAGCAGGTACCCCTTCTCGATGAGGTTGCGTTGGGAATCTAGATCGATTGGATTTTCGTCGCTCATTTGTGCCTCACATTGCCGGGGGACGGGTGCTCTTGCGGGTCAAGATGTTGCCCGCGACGTCAGCCGCATCCAGCAGGTCCTCTAGTGTCTTGCTGTTTTGAATGTAGTAGTCGAAGGCATCCTCACTGAAACCCTCCATTTCGGCCTCAGACGCGTGGCCCTCGATGCCCACTTCGGCTTGTGCCCGAAGTTCAGCTGGCCGGTGAACCCGAATCAGGAAGGCGCCACTGGTCTTGAGCGTCTGAAGTTCGTTCGCAAAGCGTACATCACTAATGACCACGTGGGTAGCAGGGGCTCCAGGCGCGTAGGTAAGGCCAGTGGTGTGGTGGTAGATGTAGCCTCCCCCCATGAGTCTGGAGGACACCTCCAGAGCACGTGAGAGCCACAGGGACTCTTTCACGGTCCGGCCCCACTCGGTGCCTAGGGACTGTAGCACAATGCGTGGGGAGATCACTTCCCGGTTCTTGGCGAGGCCCTGTCTCCAGTCCCTCAGTTTATCGAGGGCGATGCCCGGCAGAAGTCCTGGTCCTGGAACGAGCGCGTCGACGAATAGTGGGTCATACTTCTGGGCGCGAGACTCAGTGGCCAACCAGGCATCACTGGCGTCTAGGGCGTCATTGTAGAAGGCAAACCGAGGATCTGGAGCGTCGCGCATGTGGCTTGGGCCCCATAACTGTTCCTTGGTGAACCCAAAAACCTTGTAGGCGTACTGCTTGATTGGGTCAGCAAGGGCGATCTGCTGGAAGCCAAACTGGCTAACTAGTTGCTCTGCAACTGTGTCTTTGCCCGAGCCGGCCTTGCCGTTGATTCCTACTAGTTTCATAATCCGAACTTCTTCATCTCTGATGGGGATAGGAGATAGTTGATGCCGTCGTGCATCCCGTTGGCGAGCCGGGTAAGTTCGTTGAACTCCTCCTGTAACTCCACAATGCGCTCGCACATGGACTTTAACCACATGGTGTGAGAGTTGGCGTCAGGAGCGTGAAGCGCCACGAGAAGCCCCACTACGCTCTTTACCTCACTGTGCTTGGTGATCTCCGCAGCAAGGGTGTCCTCAAGAGTGGTGATGACCTGCTGGATCCGCTTCGCCTGCTCGTAGATCGACTTCCTCAGCACCTTGCCGGAGAAGCCACAGATGAACTCTCCTTTGGAGTAGTCAACAACTGCTGGGGGTACTTCTTTGCTCACGGGGTGACCCTCTCCAGCCGGCTAACACCGTCCTTCTTCACAACGAGAAGGTGCTTGTTGAAGAGCTGCTGAAACGATTGCTTGTGAGTGATGCAGTACACGGTGCTGTAGTCCTCTTGGTTCTGTAGGAGGGAGAGTATCGCCTCATTGCCCTCTTCGTCAATGTTTTCGAAGGGTTCGTCCAGGAACCTAAAGGGAACCTTCTTCTGAGCCCGCTTCTGGGCGAGATCCCCAAGGGCGAATGCAATGATGATGTCGATTCGGGCCTTTTCGCCCGTGGACGAGCCCTTGTAGGAACTGGCGCCGTTCTTAGTGGCCACTTGAATAGAGAACTCTTCGCGCGCTTCCCCGCTCTTGAGCACCTTCTCAGTGTTGAAGGTCACTGTGATCTCCCCACCAGTAATGATCTGGGAGTATTTGGCCGCCGCCGCATTGAGCACGGGAGCCACACTCTTGAGCATGTGGTTCCGTAGACCCTTGGCGGAGAATCCGTCCACCCAGAACTCGTACTGCTCAACCTCGGCCTGTTTCAGCTCCAACTGCTTCTGAAGGTCCAGCTGGCGCTTAGTTAGTTCGCCAAGTTCAAAGGTGACCTCGGACAGGAGGGAATGATAGGGAGAAACGTACTTTTCATGAGCCTGTGAGTCTTTCCGTATCTGAGCCAACTGGGCAGTGTACGTTTGGATTAACCTCTGAGCCGCTTCCCCAGCCCTTTTGCGGGCCTCTAGACTCTCTCGAACGCTCTGTAGGGCATCGTTCACTTCTCCCTTTTCTCGTGCCTCTTGCTTCAGGGTGTCGAGGAGCTGGAGCGACTTGTCCTTCCAGTCATCGAACTCGCGGAGGTTCCTGGCCGCCTCGCCCGCTAGATAGGCCTTCTGAGCTTCTAGTTTGGCCATCACCTCTTCACGCTTGGACAGCGGGATCTCTTGGCCGCAGTGAGAGCAGTGGCTCTCAAAGTTGTTGATGCTGGACTCGACTCGGGCTCGATCCTTGTCCGCTGAATACACTGCGTTGTTGTAGGTGCCCTTGTTGATCTCGTGAAGAGTAGCAGCGTCGCGCACTGCCTTTAGCGAGAGAACATGGGCCTCGGAGGCTTCCTTGAACTGGTCCATTGAGTCCAGCAGCTCTCTGTTGGCGCTTTCGCCGGCATCCCGTACTGCGGTCTCTTTCATGAGGAGCGACTCCGTGCTCGCTAGGCGCTCTTCTAACTCCTCCCGCCTCGCCTCGGCCTCCTCGTGCTCATTGGCGATCTTCTCCTGGTAGCCCTCCTTCTTGGCCTCAGCTACCTCAATCTTCTCAGACAAGGTGCCAAGTTCGGCGGCCAGTTGGAGGCACTTGTGGTTGAGTTCCTTGGCCTTGTCCTTTGCTAGGCCGTGAGCGGTGGCCATGGCCTCGGTGCGCAGGAGCTTCTCGAGCAAGGACTTGATCTTGCTATCGGTCAACTCAGCAGCCTTGAGACCTGCTCCGGGCATCATGCACTGGAAGGTAGGAAAGTCGAGCCCGAGAAGTTGGTCGATGAGCGCCTGGGTGGCGTCCATGCTGGCACCTGACACGTCCTCTCCGTTCTTTGTGAGCGTGAGGTCGTTGGGCTTATCTGTGTAGTCGCACTTTCGATAGCGGTCGATTTGATAGTCGGCGCCGTCGAGGTGCAGTTTGACTTCCACGTGACAGTTCTTTCCGACAGTCTCGTTGACGACCTCATCATGCTTCTGGTTGCGCACCGTAGTGCCCCAGACTCCCCAAGTGAGCACGTCCAGCAGACTGGTCTTGCCGGCCCCGTTGCTGCCAGCGTGTTCTGCATCCTCGTTGCGTCCCAAGATAAGCGTCAGGCCCTGGTTCTCCAGGGGTAGAGTGACGTTCTTGAAGCGCATGAAGTTCTGTGCGCTTGCTTCCTTGAACATACTACTCCTCAGGTTCTTCTGCGGCAGTTACAACAATGACTGCCTTTACTACGTAGTTACCCTTGGGAAGTGTGATGGAGTTCTTGACCTCAAGGAAATCAACGAGGCTAGCAGCAGCTACTTGTACCGCATTTGTTTCCTCGTGGGCGCTCACTACCGTGTCTACGGTGAATGAGAGTACGGACTGGTCAGCAGTGATGTGGACGTTCTTCATAGTAACTTCGATTCTGCCTCAGATAGTAAGGCTTTTCCTAGGGCGATAAGAGGGTCTGGATTGGTACTCCGGAGAGTGGCCCATGCTTCAATGGCCGCCACTGCGTCCAGATCTGTGTCGCTTAGGTGGGGCATTGCTTGCTCAGCCACGGTCACGTTCTCTGCTCCGATAGCCTCAAGGGCCTGGGGCATGGTCTCGTCATCTTTACCGCTCCAGCGAACAAAGTCAATGGGGCGAACATGCGACGAGTCCTCATCTCCCTTGAGACGAACGAACCGTGGGGCATTGGTCTCAATGAACTCAAACGTCGGCGCTTCACCCTCGGGGATCTTGAAGTGCAAGAATCCTCGTTTGGTGTTGGCGTCCCCCCAGTTGTGCTGGTGAGAGGCACCAATGTAGTACCCTTGGGGGAACAACTTCTGGTGCTGATGGAAGTGCCCAAAGAGGCATAGGTCAAAGTTGTCTCGAGTCACGTCCTTGACTTGGATGTCCCCATCACTCACCAGAACGTAGTCGCTACCTACTCGAGCCCCCTGCATGCCCAGGTGAGCTAGAAGCACCGTGGCGGGAGTAGCACACTCCGAGGCCAGTGTAGCTGCAGCGCTGAGTCGATCCTTAGCGCTCTCCAGAGAATCTGTGTAGGGAACTGACACCACGCTCAGTTGGCCTCCAGCCGTGTGCTGAACGGCCACTGTATCCATCACCGTGGCTACCTCCCGCAGCGAGTCTAAGGAGTGGATGTGGCCTTGCCGGTCCGCGAAGTCATGGTTGCCGGGAATCATGATGAGATGGATTCCCGAGTCCTTGAACCGGCGCAAGGCACTGAAGGTAATGTTCCACACATCTGTGTGCACTACCGTGCGCTTGTGGAACAGGTCGCCCCCAAAGAGCACCGTGAAGATCTTGTTCCGTACACAGTACGTGTGGATCTCATCGAGCACTGCGGCCGAGTCCAGTAGGCGGCTGTTGTAGAAGCCTCCGGACTTGTATGGGACCTTCTTGGCACCAAAGCGGAAGTTGTGCGCGTGATGGTCCGAGAAGGCGACGAACTCACACATTCTCAAGAGCCTTCAGCATGCGCTCTTTGGCTAGATCCTTGATCTTGGCGTGCTTGATCAATTCCACCTGAAGCCCATTGAGCACGTTGTCCGAGATGGCGGCGTAGGAGTTCTCCTTGCCCACGCCGAGTTTCTCGCCGTCGAACAAGTAGGTTTTGCCCTCAATATCGATGTAGCCGGCATCCAGAGCCATGTCGAAGATCTCACGCTTGCGATCGATGCCACACCCATACTCGTTGTTGGAGTACATGTTGAACTCAATCTGGTGCTTGGCAGTGCCCGCCAGTTTGTTCTTCACGATCTGCAGCCTCTTTCGGCCACCGATCACTTCGCCCGAGATTGGGTCGTTGAGGTCAGCAGCCTTACCGCCTGCAGGGGATACCCGGAGCCGCAGCGAGGCGTAGAAAGCAAGAGCGTTGCCACCAGATGTCGTCTCCGGGCTCCCAAACATGACTCCCACCTTCTCTCGGATCTGGTTGAGGAAGATGGCGGTGGTTCCTGACTCGGCAAACTTCCCGCTCAGCTTCCGCATCGCCTGCCCCATGAGTCGGGCCTGAAGACCCACGTGTGAGTCGCCCATGTCGCCCTCGACCTCCTTCGAGGGCACCAGAGCTGCCACGGAGTCCAGCACAACCAGGGCGTACGCGTTGGAGTCAGATAGGATCTCGAGCGTGTCCAGGGCCTCCTCGCCATTGGCGGGGCGGGTGTAGTCCATCATACTGAGATCCACTCCAATAGCCTCGGCATAGTCGAGGTCAAGAGCCTTCTCAGCGTCGATGAAAGCGCAACGGTGGCCCATCTTCTGTGCTTCGGCGATTGCATGCAGGGTGAGGCTCGTTTTGCCAGAGGCGTTGGGGCCGTAGATCTCGATGATTCGGCCTCGGGCGTAACCACCCACACCTGTCTTGATGTCCAGTTGGATTGTGCCAGTTGGGATCACGTCGATCTTTGGCTCAACAAACTCATTCGCCTGAGTTAGAGTGTTGCCGTACTTCTTCTTGATTGCTGCCATTGCCGCGTCGCGGCCATCTTTAGTCGTTTTCATTTCATATCCTCAGAAGAAAATAGGACAGGGCCTGAGTACGTCAGTGCACTCAAACCCTGCCCTATCCGCCCCCTGGCTCCCGTAACCAAGGGGCTACGGTGTTAGGCAGACTGCTCTGCAGCAGCCTTCATCATGGCTCGGAGATCTTCGGAGGGAACCGAGTTCTCTGCGCCCGAGGTAAGCTCAGCAGCCGCCTTAGGGGCTGGGAGAGCGCCCACTAGGTAGTCACCCATCTTGCCTTTGGACAGGGCGTCCAGCATGTCGTCATCGTCCAAGGTGAACCCAACTTGGCTGAGGTCGACTAGTTTGTAGTTGCCTCCAACCGGAGAAGGCTTGATCTTTGTGATCACGGAGTAGCTGGTCCCGAACTGGCCGGAGCCTGTCTTCTTGATGGTGATGTCATGGCCCTCCTTAGGGTCCGTGATATCCAACTTGTCGGAGGTCATGGCGGCCATGACGCCCTGGAAGACGGTGAAGTTCGCAGGGAAAACCTGCACCTTCATGTCGCCCACTGCAGGAAGATCCTCGTCGCCCTCACCCTTGGTCATCGCAGCGATGTCGGCTGCAGTGTACTCAGGGTCAGCTCGATCGATAATGCTGAACAGGTATGCCGACTTGGCACGGTGGTCCTTCGCAAGCTGCTGAGCAGTTGCGTCGGTCTTGTCCTTGCGAAGGTCGTTCACAAGGTCACAGGCGGCACACTTTCCATTGAGGTAAGGAGTCTTTTCCTTACACAGGACAGGTGCCTTAGAGTCCGACGATAGCCCCCAGTGCTGAGCGACTTCTCGGAAGAAGACGTCCGCGTGGTCACCTTCATTCGTCCACGGTGGGAGAACTCGGATGATGTTGGAGCCAGATTTAGGGTTCCAGAACTTGATTGCTGGACCGCGTGGCGTAAAGTCCGCACGCTCTTCAAGTTCCTTAGCCTTGTTATTGATTTTTTCCCAGTCGATTGCCATGTTGTTTCTCTCGTTACTTTCTTATACGTTCTTCATGTAGGGTTCACTGGCCAGTTCAGCTCGGATGTTAGCTCCGAGACTGATCAAGCAGTCTTTCTTGGCCATCATCGCGTCACGAGTAGCCTTCATCAGTTTGGTCTGCAGGCATGCGTCGAAGTAGAGACTTTGCTTCTTTACATATTCGGCGGATGTGATAACCATGTTTTCGACCTTCTTCTCGGTCACCTTGACCTTGGCGTTCTCCATCTCGCTCCGAGAAGCAACGTCAAGCACAGCGTAAAGCCGCTCTAGTTCGGACTTAAGCCGTGTTTCGTAATCGAGACAAAGTTCGTAGGAGGTGGCATACACGTTGAATGCTTGTGCGTGCCGTTCGAACTCTCCGGACAGGTCGGAGCGGTCAATGCTCAGGTCCTCTTGGGCCGTGGAGGTCACGGAGACTCCAGCGACGCTAAACTCGGATGGTAGGATTTCTGTACTCATAGTTTCAGTTCTGCCTTATCGGCCCAGGTGGTAGTAGAGTACTCTATGTCTGTGACAATGGGTACGTGGTAGTGAGGGAAGTCTTCCATGATGCGCTTGATATCCCCAAGAATGTGGATTTCAGACTTGTGCAGGAAGAGTTGGATTTCGTCGTGAACGAAGTTGACGATGTGTGACTTGTAGGGCCTTAGGAACTCGTGGATTCGAACCACTGCGTGCTTGAACAGGTCGGCCGCTTCGCCCTGAATGAGGCTGTTGGTGGCTTGGCGCTCGGCCTTGCCTTCCATCCATCGGAGGGTACGGTCGCCTGTGATCCGCGTTGCGTGGATGGCGGGAAGGTGCCTGATGCGGCCGTACTCGTTGGTGACTTGAGCGTACTGCCGAACGTGTCGGGTAGCTTCTCTTACAAACTTACGGACGCCGCCGTACTTGTCAAGGTATGAATCTATGTAGCCGGAGCATTTGTTGACCCAGCCCTTGTCGTCGAGGTGCAGGCAGTCAGCCGGACGTGGGCTGATCTGGCTGGCAAGGCCCTTGGGGCCCGATCCGTAGATGATGGAGAAACTGACGATCTTAGAGATATCGTTGCGTCGGCTAGTACGGAGAGCGAACTCTGCGTACTCAGGATGGGCCTTCATGGCGTTCTTGTCGCCTGAACTCTTGACCCGGTCGAATAGTTCCACAGTATCCTGGTAGTCGTAGCCAAACATCTCACACATCGTGCGTGTGTGAACGTCCTGGTTCTTCTCGTATGCCTCTAGCAGGATAGGATCCTGCGAGTAGTGAGCGGTTAGCCTAATCTCGATTTGAGAGTAGTCCATGAACACGTAGACCCAGTCGTCCCCCTTGTTGAGGAAGGCCTTGCGGATCGACGTGTCTTTCCGGGGGATGTTCTGCAGGTTTGGGTTTGAGCAGGCCATGCGGCCTGTGGCAACATTCTGCCTGAAGTTGCAGTGGAGGATACCATCTTCGCTCACCCTGTCAATGATGCCCGTGCAGTACGTGTCGCGAATCTTCTTCTTAGCTCGAATCGTGAGGAGATCCTTGACGACGGGGTAGTCCTCGCTGAGCGCCTCTAGTACCTTGGAGTCAAGGACCCAGTTGCCTGCGTCGCTCTTCTTGTCAAGGATGATGCCCTTGTTCAGGAAGGCTTCTGCGAGTTGCTTGTTGCTCCCTAGATTCAACTCGGGATCTCCGAGGGCTTCCTGGACTGCTTTGGTAAGTTCCTCAATCTCGGTGTCCAGCGCCTCCCGGTGGCTCTTTAGATACTCTACATCTACGGGCGTACCGGCGGCCTCCACATCCATGAGCACCTTGAGCAGCCGCATCTCATTGATGTAGAGCTTCACCTGCTTCTCAGTCATCTTCAGGTGAGTTAGAAGATGCTCGTACACTGCCATGGTTAGGTAGGTATCGAGACACGCATACTGCGACATGAGCGCCACTGGGATGTAGGAGTAATCTACGTTCTCTTTGGAGTTCTTTGCGTACCGATGGTTGATGACGAGGTCGTCGTTCTCCTTGAGCCAGTTCTTGATCATCGGCTTGGTCATGCTCTGGAACTGAGGCTCATGGGACATGAGATTGGCACGCTCCTTGATGTATGCGTTCCACTCTTTGCGCCAGGCTCGAGCCTCACCCATTCTCCACTCTGATATGATTTTAGAGTCCTCGTTGGCCCAAGCGCCTACGACGCCCTTGTGCTTAACTCGCATGAGGTCCACCCATCCAGAGGCGATGGACTTCAGGGCAGCTGGGGCATTCTCGTCAAAGAACTGCCACAGCACCAATGTGTCCTGGATTGGATTCTTGATATTGAATCCATCCATTCGGAACATATGCCCATCGAACTTGTAGTTGTGGAAGATGAGCATGATCTTCGAGGAGAAGAACATATCCAAATCCGCTCGGATGACCTCCAGGTCGAGTTGAACTGGGGCCACGCCTCCAGTGATGGAGTCCTTGTGCCTAATGGGCACGTAGAAGTGAGTGTTGCCCCACCCGAGAGCGATACCGCAGATACGGTGGCCTGAGTGCCAGTCAAGTCCGTCGGTCTCCGTGTCAACCGCAACCACAGGCTGCTTCATCATCTCCTCGAACATCGCATCCCACTCAGGCTTGGTGGTGATGACGCGAAGTTCTATTCCGCGGTTGAGCCACGTAGTGAACTTGGTCTCGTTGAACAAGGTCTCCAGGCCCTTGGCCTGTGGGTAAGTCTTTAACAACTCAATGGGGCACTCAATCATCTTTAGCTTCTCCTAGCACTACGCTGCTAGCGGGCAGTACACCGTCACGGTGTTCCTGGGTTATTCTTGGATCGTCCATGCAGGAGTACGTTCTGCAGACGATTGGCCGGTCTTCGTAAATGGAGCATCTGTTGTCGTCACCAAGGAGAGGGCAAGGTACTCCGATTGTCCCCTCTAGAAAGTACACTCTATCAGTCACCTGTGACATGTGAGGGAACCCTAGCGTCATGAAGCGGGAAAGTTTCCCCTGAACGTTCGCGGCGTCCTTGGAAGTCAGGGCCACTGCACTGTCCCCGTAGAGGCCTGACTCGTACTCCTCAGGAGTGATCTGGATGACGAATGCTGAACAGCACACGCTCGTCTTGCAAGTATCACAAGGGGCCGGGTTGATGGGGCCCGGAACACGGCTGTGCAACACTCGAAGCTTGGTTTTGGCCGCCATTTGCCGGTTTGTGGCCGCTGCTTGGCGTGAGAGGGCTCTCCAAGCAGGCTCTGGGGCCTTCTCAGAGCCTTCCTGCGCCACAGGAACCTCCTTGACGTACTCGTGGTCCAGAAAGGTGTTCCGGCGGCTATGCGTGGGCTTTAGGAGGGCCAGGTGGACCTTCTTGTCCTTCACGCCTTACGCCCGATTCGATTACGGACTTCACGTTCGGAAAGGACAATCGGCTTGTCCGTAGGCTTGAGGGTTGTCACAGTCTCCCACTGGAGATATCCGTTGTCGATCGCCCACCTAAGTTCGTTGTACCTAAGTTCAATATGGTCTGGTACGTCGTGATCTCCCCACTTGTCAATGTGGGCGCAGAAGTCGCTTAGTCTTTGCATGTCCATATCAGTCCTTCCAACTCCATGCTTTTTCACTCGCTATCATAGCGACTATCGTCATTGCTTCTCGGCACTCTTTGCTAATGCGCCGAGCGTCCCTTTCAGCGTCATTGAGGGCTCGCTTGGACTTCTTCCAGTTGTTGAGAGCCTGTTGGTGCCACTTGATGGTCCTCCACAGCATCATAAGGCTGAAGAACCACAGGGCAATAAGGCCTACTATTGCGTAGGTCATCCGATCTTGGCTCCGCGGCCGTTGTTCATCTTGGCTCGGATCTCGTCCGAGTTGCTCTTGTTGAGTTTCTCCGAGTGCTTGCGGGAGCGCTCCCGGAGATGATGGGTCTGCATTTCCCGAGACATGAGTGAGTAGGTAGCTAGTCCAGGGGCGCTCAGGAGTGGCTGGGTGTTGATGTGTTCACAGTGTGGGCACTCCGATTCTGGGGTGAACTCATCGACCTCGTGAGGACGGTCCACAATGTCCTCGTAGACTTCACCGCAGTTGGCACACTCAAAATCGTACGTAATCCACATCTACAAAACTCCGAAGGCTAGCATCGTCTGCATCACCACAATGTCCATCTGGCGCTCTGAGGTGATCCTTACCCTCTTCGTGAAGGGCTTGGTTTTGCGCCGAGTGGATGCTGGGATGTCCAGCACCTTGAAGGTTTCCCTCAGTGAGGGCACTGTAGCATCAGCTACATCCACAAGGCAAGAGCGGCCTGAGTCGGTCCAGGCTCGGAAGGCGTGAACCCCGTTGATCAGCAGTAAATGGTAGGAGGCTGTCTTGGCCCACGAGAACATCTGCTCTCCGTGATCAGCTCGGAACTGGAGCCGGTCAATGTAACTCCACCTTGGAGGGAGCGTCACGGCGCTATCTGGGACCAGATATACTGCACGGAGCACAAGTTTGTCGCACAGGCGCTCCAGGTTAACGTGGCCTGGGCGGAGGTGCGAGGTGTTCTCGATGGTCCGCTCGTCATCCATTCATCGGTGCTCCCGGAACACTAGCACGGGGCCGTGAGGAGTGGCGAGGGTGCGGGTTGTGCTGGGCACTCCGGGCACCTTGACTCCGCGGGAGAGTGCATCAAACGCTTCATCCGTAACAATGAACCCTACTATGAATGATTCAGCCGCGTTTAACTGGTTGGCCATGTGCATGTCGTCCGCGGCGTCCACTAGGCCGACTTCCACCTCTTCTGCAGTCAACTTACTCATCTTCATCCTTTGGCTGACTTGGGCACAGAACTACCCAAGGTTCTCCCTCTGGTACGTTGTTGGGCATAGGATACACGTGCCGGTAGTTGAACCTTACCGTGGGGTACTTGGCGGACTCCTCCAAAGCCCTCCAGTAGTCCTGATCTCCACCTGCGTCTGACAGCCATGTGAGAAAGCCTTTTGCGGCGGAATCGTCTTCAAATACGAACTGGATGGTTCTCTTGGCCATGGCTCTCCAAATGTCACTTGTGTTATGAGGGACCCAAGTGTAAGGCCCGAAGTTAGCGGGGAGCGTCGCATATCCGGCGACGACCCCCAGTGTTTGCAGCAGCGTGTTAGGCAGCTTTTTCTATCACTACGCAACGGCGTTTAAGATCTGCGCTCTGGGTCTAAGTACCCATGCCTTACCATTAGACGACAACGCCTAAGTTTGAAAAGAGCCCGGAGGCTCGGAGGCGTCGGAGGGATTCGAACCCTCATTTTGAGCAAGTTGGCGAGATCACTAGAGATGCATAGGTAGCATTTTGGGGTTTAGGTTAGAGAATAATAGGAACTTGATGCTGTGCGTCTTCCAGTTCCGCCACCTCCCCTTAGTCGATCAGGAACCGAAGTTCCGGTGGGGAGGGCAGGATTCGAACCTGCAAAAACAGCTTGTTGAGGAGGAGAATAAGTTTGAGCTTGTTCTCTTCTAAAGCAGGATACCGCCTCCAAAGGGCGGCCCTGCCGTAGTCTTACTTAGCGAGCAGGTAACTGAACACCTTGTCGCCTAGCGCTCGAGGAGAAGCCTCCACGCTGTTGGCCTGTTCGCGAGCGAACTTCACGGCCTTCTTGATGGCCTGGATACGGCCAAGGACCGTCTCCTTGCGATCGGCGGACATGGCGCCGCTGTAGCGGATGCGGGTCCAATATCCTTCGACGACGTCCTCGTGGAAGAGATCCACTTGGGCGGGGTGCTTGTCGGTAGCCTCTGCTCGAACGTGGTTCTTGGGAACCTTCTTGGTCTTGGTGGTCTCGACGGCCGCACTCTTCCAGTGATTCTGGGTTGGCGAGAACTCCCATTCCTCCGAAGGATCGAGAGCTGGCAGCCCGCGGACGAAGGTCTCCATGTCGTTCATCTCCTTCTCCATCATGAGGAGGGTGGAGACGGGGACAGCTTCGAGAAGCACCATACCGTCTGGGAGGACAACGTCGGCCTTAGCCACCTGGTTGGTAGCGTCCTTGGTTGCCGTGAGATCCCAGATCTCTGTCTTCAGTTCGGCGGTCTTGTTGAGTAGGTCCTCCGTGGTGGCCTGGACGTTCTTGGTCTCAGCGGGGAGTTGAACGCCGTCGTCGGCGAGAGGGCGGTAGGTACGCACAAGGCCCTCAAAGACAGCAGGCTGTCCGGCGAGGCGATGAAGCTGGGTAAGATCTGAGGTGGTGCGCTTACGCGTTCCAGATTCGATTGCGAGGATTTGGTTTAGCTTTGCCATTGGTGTCCCTTAGTTTGTTTGTGGGCTTACTGCCCGTCGAATGAGAACCTAGCGTGCCTGGAGGCACTGTCAAGGATCTTTTATCGATCATCGCCACTTCCCCCAAGAACACCTCGGGCGGCTCGATCGTGCAACTTGGCCAGGGATGCCGAAGCGGCATCTTCCATGGCGTACCCAAGTTCCTCGCAGCACGCAGCTACGTACCAGAGGACATCCCCAAGTTCTTTGAGGGTGGCGTCTTTGAAGTCCTGGGATACCACTCCACCCTCATCTCGAAGGAGTTTCTTCAACTTCTCGGCGACTTCTCCAGCCTCTCCGTTTAGGCCCAGTGTGGCGTAAGTTAGCCCAGACAGGTCTCCTGCACCTGGATAAGTAGAGTACTGCAGTGCTTCTCGTTGGTACTCGTTGAAGGTCGTTTCGTGCTTGTATCTCATTCTTCTTCACTTTCGGGCTTGACGTTTGTGGTATAGTTTCGCGTGCGGCCTGTGGGGAACTTCTTCATAGTTCGGCTCCATGTGCTCTTGCGATCGCCATTCGGTAGTGGGCCTCTCGTGCCAGCCAGAATGCTACGCTGTTTCCCAGTACCCTGTGCAGCCTACAGGCTACTCTATGGGTTATGGCTCCATAGCCGGCGAGGATCCAGTCCAACTCTTGGCGGCCCAACTTGGTTGTGCGAGCCAGCCACACAAGATCCTTGCCCATGTCAAACAGGATGTCTTCGATTGTGTTTCCTGGAGGTGACACCCAGTCGGGCGTAAACACTTCCTCTGTAGGATCTGCATCACTCATAGGAAAGTTGTCTACTTGGCTTTCACAAGTTTGATGCCAACGGCGTCGCTGCGCTTATTCCACCTGAAGGTGCCTTTGACTTTCCCGTTGACCATGTGCGGCACAAGTTCTGAGAACTCCGTTGGGAACATGAGGTAGGGGACTCCTTCCGGCGTCTCCAGGTGTGCGTACCTACTTAGGAATTTGAACTCTAGGTCCAGTTCGAGGGTGGCGAATCGGTCGAGTTTAGTGATCTTCTTAGCGTTTCGCTGGTAGTATACTGGAGGTTCTTGGCCCCACACATGCTGGGTGCCACCGTCATATACGATCCATACATGTTCCCAGTTCATACGTTCTCCAGTCTTGAGGAGCCTATCAGTGCTTCGATCTCTGGGACGCTCACCGGAGTGAAGTCCCATGCATCAACGCCTACATGCACGTACCGGCCCCGGATACGCTCTGTGCCGTGGGTGTGTCCGTGAAGGAGCCACTCGCCCTTGTGCATCAAGGGCCTCAGGTCCTTGTGGCGCTCAGCCGCGTGCTTGTACCGTGGGTCGTAGTACTCCTTGGGAGGAAAATGGCTCATGCGCACAGTGCGGCCGCAGATATGTGTCACCGCTTCCCTGACCACCATTGAAAATCCCATACGGGACATCGCTGCTGCTGAGCGATCGTGATTGCCAAGACAAAGAATCTTGTGTCCATGCAAACTTCCTATCAGTTCAGCCGACTTGTCTGTGGGGTGAAACGACACATCCCCGAGCCAATACACCACGTCTTCGGGTTTCACCACAGCATTGTATCGCCGGACAAGCTCGGCATCCATCTCCTCCACAGACTCAAAAGGCCTGTGTGTGACCACGAGTTTATGTCCAAAGTGAGGATCGCTGTAGTAGAAGTGGGCCACGCTATTTTTTAGGTGGTGAGAATGCCGCTCGGAATCGGGCGGGGGCGAGGTCGGCGTCTGCTGCTGCAGACTTATCTAATGTATCAAACGACTGCAAAAACGTGTCTTTCCATAGTCGACGCTCGTCAAGAGCGAAAGTGGACTCAAGTTCAAGGTCGACTGAAGATGTCTGGAACATGAGAGGCCTAGGCTCTGCCTTGGGGCAGTTTTGGGTTGTAGATGGTCACCATGCCCCTGAGCATGGCTTGGTAGTCTTTGTTATTACGCTCTCTGTAGTCCAGGTACTCTCGGTAGTCAAGGGGCTCAGTGTGCGTGTACTGTACGTTAGAGGTGAGCGAGTCCAACTGGCTCTGCATCACCTCAACCTGATCCCAGTAGACCTCCTCGCCGGAAAATACAATGTCTTGGTCGTACATGATGATGCGCTCTACTGGGAGCTTACCCGTGACAGAGAAGTAGATGACCTGCTCCTCTTCGGACATAGGGGGATTCTTGTCCTCTACGGACTCGAAGTACCCATCAAAGACACCTAGCCCTAGACTGTTGATGGTCCAGGCTTTGGTCTCTTTGTCTTGCGACACTTCGGCAAACACAAGCACTTCGTCACCCGGTTTGATCCGGGTGCGGCGTGGAGTCACTAGGCTCATTTAATCTCCTGGTTCATCCACCAGGAATAGCGCTAGTTCCAGTGGCTGTCAATGGCGAGCGGGCGCTTTTTGTCCAACAGGTCAAACTTCACTTGAGCTGGAACATGCATCACAGATCCCGTCAGAATGAACGGCAGAAGGTTGCCCTCGTGCCGAGACACCAGGCGGACTCCAAAGCCCTCCAGGCACTCCTGAAGCTCCCCTAGGGCACCCTCACGGTCCTCGTAGGTGTAGGTGAACAGGCGGGCATTCTCCGGCAAGTCCCACTCGTCAAAGTGGTACCTATTGTCCCCGTGCTCCATGAGAATCACCATCTCGTAGGTCGCACAGAGCTGCTTGACAGCTTCGATGTGCGGCTGGGAGTCGGGGAGAAGGGAAGGCGAAGAAACTAGTAAGAGCCTTGTATCCATTGGAATACTCCGGGTGTTGGTGGCTACGCGGGTTGGGCGTATTCCTAATGATATCAGCACCCTGAGTATTGCTCAACTACAAATGCTATTCTTTGTAAACGGCCTCACCAGGCAGCATCTTGCGGTACTGGACCCATGGGCCATGGGTCCCGGAAATTGTCGATGAATCCGTGCATCTGCTTACCCACGTGATGGTGCCTGGTGGTTTCCTCGGGATGCTTTTGGGTGCAACCCACGCCGTCTCTTGAACGCGCAACACGCGTTCGTTCGCTTGCGGGTCGTCGCCGAGCGCGGCGAGGAACAGGCAGAAGTCTTCGACCTGGTCGTCACTCACGGTTCGCCCGCCAGTTCGTCAAGCCATCGGACACCATCCAAGTACACTTCATCGTATCGTGGCTCGGGCGCAGTTGTCCGCTTGTGCATTCGTCTGTCCTTCAATGTCGCCTCTGCGGCAGAGATTCGTGCCCGAGCCTCTTCGAACCGTGCTTTGCGCATCTTCTGTTGTCGACAGGCGTGGCGAAGCTCGGGGCTCATCCCATTGTCTCCATCCTTCGCCCCATCAAAACCCCGCCACATCTCCTCCGCTGTGGCTTCCTCGTCGGCGTCGTTCATTGGATCTTCCATTCTTCAAAATCTGGAGAGTACACGTCGATGGTGTTCTCAAGGGCGTTCTTGATAGTATCGAAATCTCGAGTCTTCAAGATGTCTCCGGTGTCTTGGTCCTTGGGCCAGTCTTTCAGACTAGGGACGTACACCTGGTCGAACCGCATCTTGAGGTCTTCTACGGCCGAGATCATCTCAGGAAGCGCGTCCTTCTTGTCGAACCACAAAGTCACGTTGGAGATCTTCCAACTCTTGAGAAGGCGCATTTGGGCCGCAGAAATCTTCTTGGAGAACGCGGCGTAGGCGTTGAAGCCTGCGTTGCGGACGGCCACAGCGTCAATCACTCCCTCCACAATCACCACGGGCACGCCCGGCTTAGGCGGCACGCAGGGCCATAGAGTCTTGGCCATTTCCGCATCGGGGCAATTGAGGTACTTGGGGGTGTCTGTGGCTACAATGGCCCTAGCCTGCCACCCACAAAGTTTGCGGTTATGGTAAAGGGGAATGACGAGACGATTCTTGACGTTTCCCTTGATCCGGCCTGCAGCGTTCTTGACCTCAACCCAACGAGTGCCGAAGTGGAGATTCATGGTGAGGGCCTCGGCATGGTGGATGCCCCGAGACGTACAATAGGCCCATGCAGGCGAGGTGAAAGGCATTCGCACCACAGGAACACAGTGCTCGGGGAGGCTTGTAATGTACCTTGGGGTGTCACTCTCTTCTACAGGATTCTCAGGGGTCTCGTCCGCTAAGGCTTCAAAGTCCTCGTCGGTGGCGGCGGTCGGGGTGTAGGCCCGCATCACCTTCAGCATGGCTACGGCCGGCGTGATGTCCTCTGTGAAAGCAATGAGATTGAAGAGGTTGTACTTCTTTCCAACTTGAAAGTCACAACGAAAACAGTTGAACTGCTGCTTCGATGGGTTGATGTAGCACTTGAACTTTCGGTCCCCGCAGTCTGGTGCGGGGCAGTTGATACGGAGTTCTTTTCCGTTAGAACCCATAGTGGTCTGGTACTGATCGTAGTGCTCAAGGATGTACCCTTCCCAGTCGAAGGCCTCGATGGCCTCCCGGATGCGCTTACGGCTGTCCACTAGATCTTTACCAGGATGCGGTGTACGGGATTCATGGCGTCACCGAGCCATTGCTAAGCCCCATCCATGGAGGGATGTTCTTTCCGCAACTGTTGCATACGATCTTCGTGATTGGTGCATTCATGTGGTAGTCTCCTGTGCAGGCAACCATTGAATAGAGCGCGGCTCCGTACTTGTCAACGCTTTGGAAGCGAAAAGCTGCAATGGAGGTCTGGCGATGCACCGTGAACTCGATGTACTTCTTGCAGGAAAAGCAGTAAATGCTCGAGAACGGAATACGCTCTAGTCCTACGAGTGTGGCGTAAACGCAGGGATGGCAAATGGATGCCCCTGTGGCGTTTGCCACTACCTCGCGCTCACTGGAGCAGAACGAACACTTGCCTTTGGCGGCCTCTAAGTTACTCAAGGACTAGCAGCTCCCCGTCCTCTGTGAGGCCGATTTCAGATGTGGTCAACTCGTCTTCTACCTTGGCCTTGAGGTCATCAGGCTTGACATAGGACTCTGGGGCCGTCAGCGGTGACGCTGGCCCCGGTTGGTAGAAGGTCATGCGTGCGTAGTCCGTGTCGATGCGGATCGTCCTTGGGGCTGGCCCGTTGCGGTTCTTAGCCACCACAATACGCATCTCTCTCGCAGCCCGCTCCTCGGCTGTACAGGCGAGGAACATGGCTACGTCCGCGGTAAACAACTTGGCTACGGCGCCAGCCACAGAAGTCTCGTCCGGCGTCTCCATGGCCAATCCGCCGCGATTGAGTTGTGTGGCTGTCCAAATGGCACAGTTGAACTCTTTGGAGAGCCCGTGAAGCGACTTGGTGATGGCGTCCAACTCGTCGTGGCTGGAGGAATACGCTCTGGGAGACTTCACCAGATCGAGGTAGTCGATGAGGATGACGTCAGGAATGAAGCCCTGAGAAGCCAGGCGACGCAGGTAGGCGCGGATGGTGTCCGGAGTGGCCCCAAGGGCTGGGTACTCCTGGATCATCAGTCCGCCCTTGTAGCGGCTGGTCAGTGGCGCGATGGCCTTGAATACGTCCTCGTTGTAGACCTTTAGTTCGTTGATCTTGATCTGTGCCAGAAGGGCATCGTACCGCTCAGCGATCTCTTCCTTAGAAAGTTCTAGCGTTATATACAGGACTTTCTTGTTCAAAATCAAGGCGGACTTTCCCAGCCATTCAAGAAAGATCGACTTACCACGACCTGTACCGCCCACGATGAGTCCGAGTTGCTTGGCTCGCAGCCCCCCGTACAGGACGTCATCCAAGTCCGGAATGCCTGTGGGATACCTGGACTCGTACTCGGCGTTCTCACGGTTCGCGGTGCGCTCTTCAAGTTTGGCCATGTAGTCATAGCCCATGTCCAGCATGTGGATGCCCTTGTTGGTGGCCTCCTGCATCATGTCCGCGATCTCGTCGTACCTGCCTTCCTTCTGTAACTTCCATGCCTCCACCAGGGCCGTCTTAGTTGCCTGGGCGCGGATGAACTTACCCAGCGTGTCCTGGATGTGCTTCTCTTCCACAGGGGCTGGAGGCATGGAGATGAGGCTGTAGTACTCTAGATATTTATCTATCTCATCTTCATGGATGACTTTGATCTTAGATGCCTTTACAAGCTCCTCCTGAATGGTGACCTTGGACAGGCAGTAGTCACTGGAGCGCATGGTGTCAAAGAACCACTGCATCGCTCGGTCTGAGAAGTTCTCAGCCGCAAGAGCGCTCGTAGCGATCTCCTGGAAGTCAGGATCAGCCAGCATGTAGCTCAGGATCTTGAGCTGGTACTCACGCGTGTGAGTGAACTGGTCCTCCTCACTCATTTGCTCTGAGTCTTCACTTCCACGATGTCGCACGCCATGCTGAGTACCGTCTTCTGGTCCGACTTGCGAACAAGTCGGTAAACGCACTCGTTAGGTGTGGTGAAGTCCGATTCGATGAAGAAATCGCTCAGCGATTGCTCGCCATAAAACACGATCTCTTCTGCGCACACCTCTCTGAATGTGGCGTGTGTGGGAGTGGTGAAAAACCACAACCAAAACCCTAGGTCATCGAAGGGCGGGGAAGTCACCTCACACCGCCATACCTTCATGGATGAGCCTGGGGCAAGAAGTACTGTTGGAATGTTTATCATGTGCCCATCACCTCAGCGTATGCAGGATCGATACTCGTGTATTCTTTAGGGAAAGCCACTAGGCCGGTCTTGACGAGGCGCTCGTAGACTTCCTTACGTGTCATGCCCTGAGCTTTACACAGAGCCCTCATACGGGCGTCCGTGGACTTGAGTAGGGCGGGAAGTTCCATGTGGTACTCGGGAGCCCGCACAGCCCTGCTGGTGCCCACGTACTCCTTGGCCCGTTGAATGGCCTTGGGAGTGGCAAGGTGCTTGACCTCGGGGGCCTTTCCAAAGGCCTTGGAGAAGAAGTCAAACTGGGCCCGAAGGTACGTCTCGGCATCTTGGCCAGAGGCCACTCGAGCTTCCTCCACTCGCCGCCACAGATCGAAACTCTTCGGGCTACGGGACTTGGGAATGAGGTACTGCTTATCTCCTGTGTAGTCAGACGCCATGGATTGCCACGCAGCTCGGAGGGCTGCTTCCTGGGTCATCTCGCCGTTCAGCTCGCCACGCATGAGGGCTTTGGCCTCATCGACCACCTCACGCGCCCCTGCGTCGTGAAGGTCCATGAAGCGAGACGCCTGGAGGGTGCTCTGAATGCGCTTTTTCCGAATCTTCTCTGCAATTTCGCTCTTCACCAGGTGTCCTTTATCGCCTTGTACGCCTTGGAGATCTCCGCCATCTGATCATCGGACCCTCCGAGATCTGGATGATAGAGCTTGGAAAGGCAACGGTAGGCAGCCTTGACCAACTCGGGAGGTGCGGTGCTCAGCAGGAGCAATGAGCCATAGTGGCCCTTGGCCCCCTCCCTGTCAACCTCGGTGAGGCGCTCCCTCGCAAAGGATTCCCACTCTTGTATGAGGGGGCGTATTCGCGCCACTAGGTATGGGGGTAGGGCTGAGTAGTCGACATCCAGTCCAGCCAACGCAGCCCTTCGAGCCATGCCGAGGCACTGGGAGTGGTGGAGGTAGATCCAGTCACGGTCCATGTCCCAGCCGGAGTCCTTAGGCTGGAGCCTCAGATGGGTGACTATAGCGGAGGGCACGTCGGCTCGCCTGAGCTTGAACACTTTTCCGTTGTGGGCTTCAAACTTCATCGCAGTAATACTTCCTCCGTGGTCCTATAGGGCCTATGCCTCGTTCCTGCAAACCCTGCAACCGATCCAGGACGCCTCAGGCCTTTTCCTCCCTGGTCCCCAGTGATCTCGGGGCCCGGATCGATGGAGAACGCACTGAACTTTCGGCATCGTCCGATCGCGTGATACGGAATCGTCGCCTGCATGGACTCAGCAGAACTTGTGCGCTGCTGGAAACCGAACGGAGTCACCTGGACGACCATGACTCCCTCTTCTGGCCTATTGACCACCACCCATGCAACGAAGCGTGAGAGATCGCCTCCCTCGTTCTTCTGGGGAGTCAACGGAACCGTGTAGTAGGCGTTACCGGACTTGTGGCGGGCGCGCCTTAGGGAGAGGCCGAGCCTCATCCATACTTGAAGTTCATCGGCGGGGGCGAGTTGGGATACATGAATAGCCATTTCCTATTGTATCAAATATCGAAGGGCTCTATGAGGTAGATTCCCTGGCGCGGGCCCTTTTTCTCATAGCCCCAGTGCCCGTTGAGCACGCCGTAAGCCACTTTAGAGCGAACGATGGCAGAGGAGAAGGCGTTGAACAGACATGGATACTGAATGCCTGTCACTGTATCCTCCCAGAATATGTGGGCCGAGGCGGCGGAAGCGTAGCACTTGACGATCTCTAGTGCCCCGAAGAATGTATCGTCTGGGTCCTTGTAGGAGTACTTCTTCTCCAGCCAATGTCGATCCTCCTCGTTGGCCCAGGTACCCTCAGGCTTCTCAATCATCACTTTCCCGTCTAGGGTAAAGGCAACTTTCCACATCCTGGGCTGTTCAGGTCTCTCCTGCATCTTCGTATCTCTTCCATTGGGCTTCCCACAACTTCGCAACTAGTTCCTTGTCCGGAGATGAGTTATGAATGGGGAAGCATTTCTCTGCTTCGTAGTCCGCAAGTCTCGTAAGACTATGTTCTATTAGGAACTTATGACACATATTTGCGAACTCTACAACAATGAGACGCTTTCCTCGAAGTCCACGGCCTAGTCTCTGCAAGGTACGGATCTTGCTCTTCTTGGATCCTGCGAGGACAAGGGCATCGATCGAGTTTATGCTGACTCCTTCATCAAGGATGGTGTTGTGGGCACATACACCAAAACCTGCGTAGAACCTCTCCACACCGGCTACAGACAGGTCGTACACTGTCTCATCTCCTCTATCCAGGTCTTGCACTGATGAAATGGCCCTCGTTAGTTCTCTCGTGGGCTGATCTCGGGTCTTTTTTAGTTCGTAACCAAAGATATCGCTTTGGCATCTAACCACAAATTTCTTATGGCTTGGAGTAACAGTCCTGCCGGTTGAGTTGGTGTGGGGGCTTCGCACAATTTTGTCGTGGGTAACACTGCACTTCTTTCCTAAAGACATCAGTAAGTAATGTATGCCTACTGCCAAAGGTCTGCTAACGGTGATGAAATTAACTGACTTAGCCCTACCGTGATCTCTGTGTCCATCTCCTAGGAAATGCCCAAATAAGAATGCCTCCCTAACGGATGGAGTGGAGTTCCACACGAAATCAGGCACTCTCTTAGAGTCTGCTTTACCTCCTACCCTAAGAACGTCTTGAAAAAAGTGGTAAACAAGTCTCTCTCGCCATAGCATCTGTATGGAATTTTCCGTTATAGGAGGAAGGTCTATTTGCTGCAAGGCTTTTCGGACAAATTCTCTTATTTTTGCCTTGTCGCTAAATCCTTCCCGAGTATCCAGAGGACAGTCCTCCATAGCTGCGATGGAACTTTGGGCGACAGTTGCCCGACTGTGGGTACACCCCTCCGCTACGAAGACACCCGCAAGGAGGGCCAGATCCTCTGTTACTGCCATCTTAATCGGAAGACTTCCCCCGTTGCTCCGACGCCAAGTGAGTCGGGGGACTACCCCAATACGTTCAAGATAGTCATAGTCTTCACAAGAAGATTCTTTTCTCGCTAGTGTTTTCTTTCCCGTGTTGTGCGTGCAAGAAAGGTACTTCTCACAGTCTGCTCTGGCCTGGTCAAGATCCTCCCAACGGGCTTCTACCCAGGCTTGTCGACGAGCGTTAGTCTCCTTACTGGACCCTCGTTGGCCGTCCAGCCACTTCAACGCCCCCTTACAAGATGAGCGAACGCTTTTGAGGTGATAGGGACGGGCGCCCATAACTTCCACTTGTACATTAGACAGCGGCAGGAGATCTTTGGCAAGGTCTAGGAACTGGATTTCCCCGTCAAGTTCGCAGGATAGAGCTGCGTGAATGTTGCCTCCCTCGCGCGGAAGTGTAGGGGCATAGTCGTCCCCAATAAGCGCATGGTTTTCCGTAGTAACGACATTTACGCCACTGCGTAGCCTTGTCTCTACCAACGGTACCCCGTTACGGGGATGGGCCACTACGCCTGTAACGGGCTGCCAACAATCTTTACCGTCGGCATTGCGAGTCCAGCACTCGTACTCGTGCTCCGCGTACAGGTTGTCTACAAAATCTCCTATCTCTACAAGTTCGACTCTTGTATTCAGGTGGCGGACTAGTACAAGTTCCTCATAAGGCAGCGAGGAGGAAACTAGGACAGGCACTTCTCTGTTGGAGAAATCCTCGATGGCTTTGGCCCGTACTTCTCCGGTCTCCTTCCCAGATATGAACTGGTGAGGAATGAAGCGGCCATCCACTTTGGTCCATAAATCGTCATCGATTCGTTTTCCATGGGCGATCTCCTCGACCAGGACTAGCGTGCTCAGGCCCAGATCAGTAAGCACTTTCACCCACTCAAGAACCTTCTCATGCTGCTGGGCGTTCTGTGAGGTGCCCTCTTTGTACACTGTCTGATAGGGGAGTCGAGTGGGGAGCAAAGGCTCCGTGACCGCGTCAAAGATGATGTCGGCCTTGGGAATGACGAACAGGTCCACCAGCTGGGCGTTGGTGATTTCAAAAACGATCTCGCCCGTGGTACCGATGAGGCGCATGTTGGCCCCATCCGTGCGGTCGACTGGGGTTCCGCTCATAGCGAACCGATAGAACGCGGGGCAAGACATCATGACAGAGTGCCACGTGTCGCTTCCTGCGTTGTGGCACTCGTCTGCAAACATGACGTCTACGGACTCCAAGAACTCCTTGCAGTACTTCTCCTTGCGGCGGGATACGAGCGTATCCGGGGACACAATAGTGACGAGCGTGCCAGGCTCCCACACCCCGTCGCCGATGACGCCAATCTCCTTGTCACCAAGCCCCATCAACTCTTTGAAACTCTTGCGGGCTTGGTAGATCAGCTCCTTGGTGGACACCATGTACATGGTTGGGAGGCCTAGGTACTTGATGTACGCAATGGCGATGAAGGTATTGTGAGTAACTGTGTAGTCCTCAAGAAGAAATCTTCCGTCACCATCCAGGGTGAACCCATAGTAGGTGCCCTCTCCTATCTCCTCGACTGAGAAACTCGTTCTGGAACTATGAGAATGAGTGAGAGTGCACTGCTTTCGTTTTAGCTTGCAAGGAGGCTTTTCCCCTCTAGGGGCCCCCAAGTACAATCGCCAATAAATTGTCCCTCTCA